GTATCCACCACAACGTTGTAGAGCGTCGGTACGGTTTAGTTACCGACAGAAACGGGGTTACTAATGGCGTACCTATTGAGCAAGCTTGCTGCAGGCCTTTTTGGCGTGTGGGGCGTATTCGTCGTATCAGGTGCAAACGTAGGGTTTTACGACCCTAAACCGATACCCAGCCCCAGCAGCGCAAACACCGTTTATGAGGGCTTAGAACAGCCCCCAGAGGCCTTAGAAACAACCACAACGACCATAACAACCGTCGCTAATTGTGATGACGTGGTGAGTCTTGCTGGGTCACTTGGCTGGCCTGCTAGCGAGCTTGACACATTGCGCCGGGTGGCTAACGCTGAGAGCGCTTGCATGCCTTGGGCGCATAACGTGACCGACCCCAACGGGGGCAGCTACGGCATTATGCAAATAAACGGGTTTTGGTGCATACCAAACACCCATTGGCCTATCGGTTGGCTACAGGCGCAAGGCATTGTGTCGACGTGTGATGATCTGTACAGCGCAACCGCCAACCTGCAAGCCGCGTTAGCAATTTGGCATAACAGCGGCTGGAAAGCATGGTCTACCTACTGACCCGAACACGTATCGGCTACTATCACCACCACGAAAGGCAAAACAATGGCAGAAATAGACAGAGACACGGAAGCAATGATTAAACATCACAACGCAATGTTTGCGTTGATAGATGAAATCTTTGCAACACCAAAAATTACGGCTACGCCACCGTTAGAAAAAGAAACGTGGCTAGTTAGGCAGCTCAAAAACATGCGTATTGACGCACAGCTAGCCGGGCAAGACCACGAGGCAGACGTTTTGACGCAAGCCGTTGAGGAATTAGGCGGCAAACTGTGAACCACCAGCAACCAGAAATGTTTGCCCCGGTTATTGGCTTAGGTGCATACCGTGAGGAATTAGCACAGCAACCTGCAACACCATTTGTTAAAGCCATGCAAATTAGTGAGCGTGTTAGCCACCTGAAATGGTCAGGCGAGCAGCAACGCCAAGTAGACGCAGCCATTGTGCATGTGGCACGCACAAAAGGCTTGTTTACAGCTGATGACATTTGGCAAGAGCTAGGCGCAACATTCCCAGTAACTAAAGGGTTGGCAGGTCGACTAAACGCAGCTGTACACCAAAACATTATTCGCAACACAGGCACAGTTAGCCACGCCAAGCGCGGCGGCTTGCACGATCACGCGCAACGTTTGACTGTGTGGGCTGCTTATGGGCTTTAACCTTGACGATTACGAGCCAGTAGCAGCCCGTTTGTCACGTTGGCTTGACATACCCAGCCAAGCCCCAAAACGTGTCATTACGCACCTAATGCAGTACACAGACGCGCGTTGCGTGTTTAAGGCTGAGCTATGGCATGGTGACGTGCTGACTAGCACCGGGTGGGCTGAGGAAACACGAGGCGAAGGCCACGTTAACCGCACTAGCCATTTTGAGAATTGTGAAACCAGCGCCATTGGTCGAGCATTGGCTAACGCAGGGTTAGCAGGTAGCGACTACACAAAACGCCCGTCGCGCGAGGAAATGCTAAAGGTGCAAAGCAGCTCAGCACCCGACCCTTGGCCTGCAGACGCTAACCAAAATGTTGTGCCGATTAACAAGACTGGGCTAGCTAGCACGAAGCAACAGAATTACATAAACACGCTGATTAACCAAAAAGGGTTGAGCATGGCAGACACGAAAGCGTTTATTATTAGCGTTGTTGGCGATAGTTACGAAAGCGTTAGCAGGCTGTCAAGTGGCCAAGCGTCAGCCCTAATCAAGGCGCTACAAGCATGAAACGCACAGGCCTTGTGTTAATTACTTTGACTGGGCTATTGGTGCTTGCTGTGTTGTGGCGGTCAGGTCAATGACTGCACACGAGGAATTAGATCAGGTGCTAAGGCTGTTAAAGCGTGCTAATGAACTGGTGCTTAAGCTGCCCATTAATGACGGCGACCACAAAACAGCTGAGGTAGCAACAAAGTTGCGTTGGGTGATACGTCGACTATCTAAGCGTGCATGGGTACTGGCAACAGAAATACAGCCCACGACATGAGTGAAGAACAGCAAACAATGTTGTTTAACTATGTAGGCACAACTCCAACGTTGTCAATTAGGTTAATTGATTACAAAACAACAAAAACTATTGTTGAGAATTACCATTATCTAGGCAAAACAAGGTTTCTGAATACTGTGCGTTTTGGATTGTACGAAAACGGAGAATTAGTTGGCGCTGCGTGTTTTGGTGGCTTGTCGGCCCCTGAAAGTGCAGTTTCGGCATTTAAGTTGCCTCGCGGTAATTATCCAAATTTATTGGAATTACATCGATTTGTGATTGCGCCAAGTCACAATAACAACGGCAATTCAGGGTCTTATCTGTTGGGTCGTGCATTGCGTGAATTGCGAAAAATGCGTTATCGGGCCGTAATTTCGTATGCAGACGCTGGACAGCACGTTGGCTATTTGTATCAAGCTACTAATTTTAGTTATCACGGATTAACAACAGAAAAAAAGGACTTTTACGTTGACGGTATTAAACAATCGCGTGGCCCCACAAAAGGCAAAAACGGCATTTGGCTTAACAGACCACAAAAACATCGTTACGTTTACGTTTTAGATAAAACCTTAAAAGTGCATTGGCCTGTTTCGCAGTACCCAAAACTTAAGTAGGCCAATCGCATTGGTGCTTAACGGCAGCGTGACCGTTTGCAGGTGTAAAACCTCAGCCGTTAACAGCGGTTAGTTAGCCCGTCAGATAGGCGTGCAATGACCCTGCACATAAACAGGTAGGGCTAGTGCGATCTGAGCGACAATCAGACGGAGTGGGTACCGGGGGCATTGCGCATTTGACCTAGGCTGATAACAACACACACAAACAAAAACACAACATGACAGACCAAACCCCACACAGCGACCTACCTGCACAGACTGTAAGCAACGAGCGACAGCGAGGCGCTAGGCCAAGCGAAGCGCGGCAGGCCCTATGAGACCCTACGCAGACCCGGCATACATCAAAAACAGGGGCGTACTACTTGCAGATAAACCCCCGTGTGCATGGTGCCAACGCAGGCCAGCCACCACAGCCGATCACCTAGTCGAGCTAGACAGAGGCGGAAGCCACGACCTAGAAAACCTTGTGCCAGCATGCCAACCCTGCAACAGCGCAAGAGGAAGCAGATACAAAGCAGCAAAAGACGCTATGCGCCTACACAACAGACGTGAAGCAATGCAAGACATAGCAACACCAATCGCAAATGAAAAACAGATTTTTTATGCAAACAAAACATTGACCCCGACCCCAATCAACTCTCTCTCGTTTAGCCATGACCAGCCTGAACTGGCGGCAACTGGCCACGACCTGCCCCGACTAGAAACGCCTGTGGCTGAGCATGCCGGGTCATTCGGTGCTGATCTGGGGGGCTGGGCTTTAGAGGTGTTGCAATTAGATTTGATGCCTTGGCAGTTGCACACGTTGACCAATCAGCTTGCCCACGACGCTGACCTAAACCTTTTGCACCGTAATAGTCTTACGTCGACTGCCCGGCAAAACGGTAAGACCGTTGCGCTTATGGCATTGGTCGGTTTTTGGTTATGTGAGATGCCTAAGATACGGCGCGAACGGCAACTGGTGTTATCTACAGCTCACAGGCTTGATTTAGCGGTCATGCTGTTTGAGGAATTAGCGCCAATCCTGCAAAACCGTTTTGGGGCAACCACCATGAATACTTACGGGCGCAACCAGCTGGTTATGCCTGACGGCAGCAAATGGATAGTTAGGGCTGCCGGGCCGTCAGTCGGTCACGGCATGAGCCCAAACCTTATTGTGGCAGACGAAATTTGGGACATTTCTAGCGAGGTAATTGACGGCGGCCTTATCCCGTCGCAACGCGCCAAACGCAATCCGTTGCTGTCTATGTGGTCAACGGCAGGCACCGAACGTAGTCGAGCAATGTTGAAATGGCGTGAGCAAGGCCTACGGGCAATAGACGAAAACACGCCAACCCCGTACTACTTCGCAGAGTGGTCACCGCCACCCGATCTAGACCCAATGACCCCAGCGGCATGGGGTTGGGGTAACCCAGCCTTAGGCCACACGCTGACCCCCGAAACAATTGCAGCCGAAGCCCAAAACCCAGACCGCGCACAATTCCTACGCGCGTCAGTCAACGTGTGGGTTGCATCAGATCAGGGCTGGCTGCAACCCGGCACATGGCCCGCCCTTGAGTGGCTAGACCCTGTACCTGCAGGCGGTGTACTTGCCATAGAAAACAGCGTCGACGAAAGCCGATATTTTGGGCTACGAGCCGTGCCACTACCTGACGGGCGCACGTGCCTAACCGTTGCGTTTGTTGTCGGTACCTACGCCGAAATGTTGCAGGCCGCCCAACCGTACATAGACCAGCCCAACATTGCGTTTGCTGTTACCCCGTCTATTGACCTGCATTGGCCTACCGCGTTAGAACGTCGCAGGCAGGTAGTTGGCTACGGCGAAATGGTCAAATGGACAGACCCCGTACGGCAGCTCATAAGGCAAGGCATGGTGGTACACAGCGGCGAAACAATGCTGGCTGAACACATGCAACGCGCTGTAGCGGTACGGTCACAAAACAGCATTGCGTTAAGTTCGCAACGCTCACCCGGCCCTATCGAGCTGGCACGGTGCGCCGTATGGGCAACAGCGTTAGCAAGTAAACCAAAAGCGCAAGGCAAACCAGCGTTTGGCATAGCCAGTTAACTAGCCTGTCAAACGGTGGCATAGGCGTAAACAAACCCATTCTGTCGGGCAAGCCAGCGCCTATGCCACTACTACACCGCTGGCGTAGGTAATACTTAACGCATGGGTTTATTTAACCGCGTCACTAAGGCTGCAATTAGTCCTACGCCAACCAAGGCCGCTGCAGCTGGCGGCTACTCGCCCAACAGCGCCGGGTTAGGCGCAGCCATGATCGGGCAGTACTACACCTACCAAGAAGGTGAAGCGCGCAACCGTGCAGTATCCGTGCCAACAATTAACAGGGCGCGCGACCTAATGGCAAGCGTCATTGGCTGCATGCCACTAAAAATGTACAACGAAATTTGGAATGGTGACGAAATGGAAAAGGTACCGCTAGCGCCACGCACTTGGCTACGTCGACCCGACCCAACCGTGCCGTATCAATTTCTTATGTCATGGACATTTGATGACCTTTTGTTTTTTGGTCGGGCTTTCTGGTATGTGACCGCTAGGACAGCTGATGGTTATCCTGCAGCGTTCACTCGTCTGCCAGCAGGGTCAGTTACGACTACTGACATGGTTGGCCCAGTATGGTTTGCACCGTCGCAACAAGTTTATTTTAACGGCGGTCAAATAGACCCGAAAGATCTAGTGCAATTCTTAAGCCCAGCGCAAGGCCTAATTTATGCTGCACCTAGCGCAATAGAAACAGCCTTAAAACTTGAGGCTGCACGCAACCGCAATGCGTCAAGCGCTATTCCTGCCGGGATACTCAAACAGACAGGCGGCGAACCGTTAAGCGCCCAAGAGCTAGCCGATCTAGCGGCGTCGTTTAATGCAGCACGCGCCACAAACCAAACCGCTGCCCTAAACGAATACCTTAACTATCAAGAGACAATGACCAGCCCAGACAAAATGCTTTTAATTGAGTCAAGCCAATACCAGTCTTTAGAGTGCGCTCGACTAGCGAACGTGCCACCGTACTTAGTCGGTGTTGCAACGGGTGCGTACTCTTACCAGTCAGCGCAACAAGCACGCGCCGACCTGTACATTTTTGGTGTCAAAATGTACGCAGAGGCAATCGCTCAAACGCTGTCACTAAATAACGTTTTGCCCAACGGCACGTACGTAGAATTTGACGCTGAGGGATACCTAGCAGAAAACTATGCAGCTGATCAGGCTGACGAACCGCAAGAAAACACACAAGAGCAACTAGCAACAAGGTAGGCAATCATGATTAAATTTATTGCAGGCGAATTTACTGTTGACAAAACAGCTGCCAACGGCGAAGGCAAACGCATGATTTCAGGCGTAGCCGTGCCATACAACGTTTTTGCCACCGTGTCAGACAACAGCGAAATTATGTTTATGCCTGGCAGCCTGCCAGTTGACGGTAAAGCCCCCCGGCTGTTTATGTACCACGATCACAGCCAGCCCGTAGGTGTAGTTACCGAACGGGTAGACACCGAACAGGGCATGATGTTTACCGCCAAAATTAGTGCCACAACCCTAGGTAATGACGCGCTAATTATGGCCTTAGACGGCACCATAGATCAGGTTTCTGTAGGCGTAAACCCAACCAAATTTAGTTACGACGAGGAAGACCGCATGATTGTTGAGGCCGCTGACTGGCTAGAGCTGTCGCTAGTGCCTATCGGCGCATTTGGTGACGCAGCCAACATTACAGACGTAGCCGCAAGTATCCCCCAAAACACCCAAACCGTAAGCCATAATGAACCTGTGACCACAGAGGAGAAAACCATGTCAACCGAAACCAGCACCGCAATCGAGGCAACAATTCCTACGCCAGCATTGCCAGCGCAACCTAAGCGCCGATTTAATTTGCCAACTGCAGGCGAATACATGGCGGCCTACCACATTGGCGGCGAAAGTTTCCGCAACGTGCAAGCGGCAGTAAAAGATTTTGTGTCAAGCAACCAAACCGCATTGCAAGCAGCTGCAGGTGACGTGCTTACCACCGATACACCCGGCTTGTTGCCAGTTCCCGTGCTCGGCCCGGTCATGGCAAACCTTGGATACCAGAGGCCTGTTGTGTCAGCAATCGGCGCACGCGCAATGCCAGACGGCGGCAACCAGAAAACGTTTGTTCGCCCAACGTGGACTACGCACCCAAGCGTTGCAACACAGTCAACGGAACTTACGGCAGTTAGCGCAACCACGCCTGTTATTGCATCAAACGTGGTTACTAAAACCACGCTTGCTGGGCAAGTTACATTGTCGGTGCAAGACATTGACTTTACTTCGCCAGCCGCATTGGAAATTATTTTGCAGGACTTGGTAGGCCAGTACATGTTGCAAAGTGACGCGCTTGCTTGCAGTCGCATCACAACTGGTGCTAGCGCATCAGGTTCGACGTGGACAGTTACGGCAAACGACCCAAGCACGCTTATTGCTGCTATCTATGACGCAGCAACCGACATTTTGAGCGCAACAAACTTCTTGCCAGATCATGTTTTTGTGTCGCCAGACGTTTGGAAAAAGTTGGGCAGTCAGCTTGACGGTGACAAGCGCCCAGTATTCCCATACACGGGTGCCGCTGGCCTTATGGGCGTAAACGGCATTGGCACAGCAAACGTGACCGTTGCAAACACGTTTAACCCGTTTGGGCTGAACCTTGTTGCAGATCGTGCATTTGCTGATAACACCCTTGTTGTGGCACGCGGCGTAGGCATTGAGTTTTACGAGCAAGTGCGAGGCTTGCAATCAGTTGAGGTGCCGGGAACCTTGGGCCGCACGTTTAGCTACTACGGCTACGTTGCAACCTTTATTCCTTACAGCTCAATGGTCAAGTCAATCGCTATTGCCTAAGCCAAGGAAGGCCTAACTATGGCCGTCTACACGGTTACGTTTAAGCAACTAATAGACGGCTACGCCGTGCTACAAACGTTGACACCTAACGAAATAGAGGTTGGGCGCTCAATTACTGTTGCAACCGTAGGCGCACCGTTTAACGGCACGTTTACTGTGTACGCATTGCCACAGTACGAATACGTTGGCTTAGACGGCGAAGGCAATTTGCTTTACAACGTAGACATTGCCGTACCTAATCAGGTGTTGTTTGCCGTTGCAGGCTCAGACGTAGACCGCACCGCTGCCACAGGCACGATCACGTTTACCGTTACCTGCACATGGATTACGGCAGCACAAATTGAGGATTGGCTAGGCATAGGCACAGCTAGCGCACTCGACACCGCCTTTTTGACAACTTGCGCGTCGGCAGCAAATCAATTTGCGTTTAGGCGTAGGTATGAGGCCGGGTACTTTGACAGCGCCACAACGTCACCAAGCGGCGACGTAACGTTAGGCACAATTATGTTGGGCGGCGCTTACTACCGGGCTAGGGGCAGCATTGACACGTTTGCCAGCTTTAACGAAATGGGGACAGCGCCTACAGTTGGTATGTCGCCAATGATTAAACAGTTGTTAGGTATTGACCGCCCACAGGTTGCCTAATGCCTGTTGCTTACACAGACCTGTTTAACGAGGCGCTAGACGATTTAGCAGCCACGCTGACAACCGTTACAGGCCTGCAAGTAGTAACAGACCCCCGTAACCTTGTGCCGCCCTGTGTGCTGCTAGGCGCACCGTCATTTACAGCCTTTACGTTTAACGCAGTACGCATGACCTACCCGTTACAGATCGTGACGCTAGGCCCTAGCAACCTTGACGCAATGCGCAGCTTGCTAAACCTGTCAGCGCTAATCCTGTCTAAAAATGTGGCTGTCACAGACGGCAGGCCAACGACACTAGAAATAGGCGGCGTAATGCTGCCTGCCTACGAGCTAACCGTAGAAATGAGAGTGTCAACCACATGAACCAGCACGTCGAGTACCGCGTTGTTAGTGATCTAGTCGGCGTACCCGGCAGCGTGTTTGTGCCTAAACAGGGCGTAAACGTTGAGGCCTTATTAGCAGGCGGTTTTATTGTGGCGGTAGCAGTATCCACCGCAACACCGTCTAAGCGCCGTAAAGTAAACACAGCACCAGAGGAGTAACAACATGGCAACGAGTCAGTATTTATCTAACCCAGTCGTAACTATTAACGCCGTTGCGCTTACGGGGTTTTGCACGGCAGCGAGCGTCATTCAGCGTTTTGAGCCGCTAGACAACACTACGTTTGGGCAGACCGACCGCAGCTACGTAAAAGGGTTGGGCGATCATGAAGCAACCGTAACATTGCTGTTGACTTATGCTGCATCTGAAACGTATGCAACACTTGCACCACTCGTTGGCACAACCACGACCGTTATTGTTAAACCGACCAGCGCGGTAGACAGCGCCACAAACCCTGGCTTTACGTTGACTGGGGCGCTGCTTGCTGAGCTGCCTGTGATTAACGCCAGCCTTGGCGAGCTACAAACGGTAGACATTATTTTCCAAGGCGGTGTTTACTCAGCAGACGTAACCAATCCATAACTAAGACCTACAACTAAATAGACAGAAGGGCATTATGAAAATTAAACTACGTGTGACCGTTACACCCGGCAGCGAGCCAGTCGAGGTGCTAACAAACCTGTTGTGCATTACTGAGTGGGAACGCACAGAAAACCGCAAGGTGACTGACGGGCGTGGCATTGGTATGGGTGACATGGTGTCGTGGGCGTTTTTTATGTTTAAGCAATCAGGCCGCGCTATGCCGCAGGCCACCGCGCAAGAGTGGCTAAAACAAAACCCTGACATGGAAATTGAGGCGGTAGATCAGACTGACCCAAACCCTACGGGCGCGGCAGCTACCGCCGCCAACTAGCTGAGGTTTTGGTAGCAACAGGGTGGTGGCCGCCAGCAATCCCGTTTGAGGCTAAAGATTTGGCTACTGTGGTAGTAGTCCTAAACAAGGCGGCGAAACAATGACAACCAGCACATCCGTAGGCGTGTTTGGTGTCAAAGAGGCGCTTAAAGAGTTGCGCGACATTGACCCTGAGCTACGCAAGCTAATTAACGCACGCGCCAAAAACGTGGTTAAACCTGCAACAGACGCAATGAAGGCGCAATACCCGGCACGTTTATTGTCTGGCATGGCACGCAACTGGCAACAGCGAGGCCGCCAACTATTCCCTTACGATCAGGCCGCTGCACGTCGAGGCGTAACGCTAAAAGTAAACACCAGCAAAAAATCTACGTCTGTTATCACCATCATTCAGAAAAACCCAGCGGCTGCAATTATTGACATGGCAGGCAAAGGTGGCGGCGGTAGCGCACAGGGCAGCCGTTTTGCTGACGCGTTAACCGCATTGTTTGGGCAACCGTCACGCGTCATGTGGCCTACGTATGACAAAAACAGCGCCAACGTTACAGACAACATGCAAGAAGTAGTTAACGACCTTATGGCAGCTGTCGGCAAGCGAGTGATCTAATGGGCATTTTAATTCCGATTATTTCAGAGTTTGACAGCAAGGGCATTGACAAAGCGGTTAAAGAGTTTAATTCGTTAGAGGGTGCTGGCGCTAAAGCAGGTTTTGCAATACAAAAAGCGGCGTTACCTGCAGCAGCCGCAATTGCAGGTTTAGCAGCCGGGTTGGGCATGGCTACTAAGGCCGCTATGGAAGATGCAGCCGCGCAGGAACATTTAGCAGGTGTAATTACACGGTCAACGCTTGACGCAACGCAAGACGCAATAGACGTTAATGAAAAGTTTATTAGCAGCCTTAGCCGTGCTACTGCAACCGCTGATGACGAGTTAAGGCCTGCATTGGCAACGTTGGTGCAATCGACAGGTGATCTGACGTTTAGCCAAGAATTATTGCAACAGGCGTTAGACATTTCTAAAAGCACAAATAGCGATTTAGGGTCAACCGTTGACGCATTGAGCAAGGCTTACAACGGCAACATGAAAGGCCTCAAAGCCTTAGACGCGTCATTAATACCGCTAATTGCAGACGGCATGTCGTTTGATGAGGTAATGGAAGCGTTGGCAGCAACTACTGGCGGTGCGGCTGCAGACGCAGCCAACACGGCTGCCGGGCGTATGGCAAACCTAAAAATACAAATGGATGAAACTAAAGAGAGTATCGGCGCGGCTTTGTTGCCTGTAGTGCAAAAATTGTTAGACATTTTGTTACCTGTTGCGTATTGGGCGCAAGAAAACACAGGCCTGTTTTTAGGGTTTGCAGCGGTTATTGGCGGCCTGTCGATCGCCGTGTTAGCAGCCAACGCAGCCATGAAAATTTACCAAGCAACGTTAGTAATAGTAAAAGTAGCGCAAGCAGCGCTTAATTTTGTTATGTCAGCCAACCCAATCGGGCTAATTGTGATTGCCATTGCAGCTGTTGTCGCAGCGTTTATTGTCCTAGAAAAACGGTTTGGCCTTGTCAGCGCAGCCGTCGAGATCATTGGCGACGTGTTTAACAAGTTTTTAATACAGCCAATTGCTACAGCACTTAGTTTGATTGGCAAGTTAATTAGCGCATTAGGCAAAATACCCGGTTTAGGCGCATTAGGCAGCGTTGTTGGCGGTGCAATAAAAGGCATACCCGGCCTTGCAGCTGGCGGCATTGTTACACAGCCGACCCTTGCCATGATTGGTGAGGCAGGCCCAGAGGCTGTCATTCCGCTCAATCGACTAGGCGGCGGCGGCGGTGGCGTAACCGTAAACGTCATGGGCGGCCTAGCTACCAGCGCCGAAATAGGGCAGGCTGTTGTTAACGCCATTAGGGCTTACAACCGATCTGCAGGCCCGGCAAACATAGCGGTTGCCTAATGCCCGGCACAGCAGTAATACAGGCAGGTAACTACGAGCTGCTTATTGACACAGGTTTTTTGCAAGACGCGTTTATTTTAGATGACACCACCGCAGGCGTATTAAACAACACAGAATACGTTTTAGACGGCACAACCCAATTTGCTGACGTTACAGACGGCGTGCTTAACGTAAACGTTAAACGAGGCCGCCAAGACGTGGGCGATCAGTTCAGCGCAGGCACAATGACGTTTACCCTGAACGACACGTTGGCTGACGGTGTGTTTAACCCGTTTGATACACAAAGCCCGTATTACGACACGGCGCTCAGCAAACCGGGTTTAGCGCCTATGCGTGAGGTACGGCTAAGCCGTTATGACGCGCTGAACGTTGCAGAGCCGCTGTTTGTCGGGTACATAGTTAATTATGACTACGCATTTACGTTGGGCGGCCTAAACACCGTTTCTGTGTATTGCGCCGACCAGTTTTATTTACTGGCGCAAACCTTTTTAGACGAATTAAACGTGACAGCGCAAAAGCCGGGCGCACGCATAGCCACCGTGCTAGCTTTGCCAGAAGTCGACTACACCGACCCCGTAAACCTTGCCACAGGCACAGTAGACCTAGGCCATGACGCTGCCTACACCGTGCCTGCAGGTACAAACGTGCTGGCGTACCTGTCGCAAATTAACGACACGGCTGAGTTTGGGCGGCTGTTTATGTCGCGTGACGGGGTGCTTACATTCCAAAACCGCATAGGCAACACGCTTAGCGCACCCGTAGTTGACTTTCATGATGACGGCACAAACACACCGTATGACACCGTTGGCATAACCTTTGAGGCCGATCAGGTAGTCAACCGGGCGGTAATAACGGCCTTAGATAACAAGACGGCTACCGACAGCGACCCAGCAAGCATTGCCACCTACTTTACGCAAACAACCAGCATTACCAACAGCCTGTTGCATGTGCAAGGCCAGATAGATGACGCGGCGGCCTATCTGCTCAATGGTGAGCCTGAGGCACGGTACACAGACGTTGGCACCTATTTTGCCAGCCTGTCTAACGCTGAGCGTGACGCAGTAGCCATAGTCGACATAGGTGACACAATCACCATAGAAAAGACGTTTACGGCAGGCACAGGCACCAGCCAGCTAGCGCAAGAGCTGTCGGTTGAGGGTGTCGAGCATGCGATTGACTTTGGTAGCGGTCACCGGGTCACATTCTTTACAGCCCCAACTACCATTGTTTACGAGCTAATTTTGGATGACGTAACCTATGGCATTATTGACGCTGAGAATGTCCTAGGCTGATCGTATGGGCGCTAACGCACAGACCACCGTTCCTACGTTTACCGCTGGGCAGGTGTTGACCGCTGCTCAGCTCAATGACAGCGCCCGTACTGGCGTGCCTGTGTTTGCTGACACCAC